TCACATCACCGGACAGTCATCAAACTCTCCCGTTCTGGCATCGTTGATGATGTACGTAATCACCCCGAAAACAGGAGGTGACCCCGTGTATCCTGCTTCATATTCTGGTAGCTCTTCTCTTCGCCCATTTTCCAGGTTGATAAGATGTGGAGTCGGATGCAGGCGATAGCGCTTTATCCTGAACTCCCCTTCGATAGCACACACAAGCAGTGAGCCATCGCATGGAGAAAGCGAAGAGTCGACCACCATCAAGGCTCCCTGTATGACTCCTTCACGGAAATGAGAACACGTAGCTCGCATAAAGTAAGTCGCCGCTGGCTTACTGATAAGCAGCCTATCAAGAGAAATACTTGTTTCGGCGAAATCAGCCGCTGGTGATGGGAATCCCATATTGCGCCTTCTTGAGAACTGGATAAAAATACAGTATAAATACTGTATGAATAACCAGTAAAGAAGGAATTAACCATGTTTGTGGAACTCGTTTATGACAAAAGGAATTTTGATGGTTTGCCTGGTGCGAAGGACATCATTCTGGGTGAATTGAGCAAGAGGGTGCACCGTATCTTCCCCGAAGCGGATATCCGGGTGAAGCCGATGATGACGCTGCCGGCGATCAATACAGATGCCAGTAAGCACGAGAAAGAGCAGATCAGCCGAACGGTGCAGGAGATGTTCGAAGAGGCCGAATTCTGGCTGGTTGCTGAATGATGGATAACATGATTATTTCTGGTATCCGGATCTATTTTCCAAAATCTGAAGAGCCCCTCCCCACCCCAGAAAAAGGTATGCAGACCTTTGCTATCAGGGCTGCCGGGGAGGAGCAATTTAGCGTACTGGCGTTTATCAACTCGCGGTGGATATCACCTGGCTTCCCTCAGTGCGAAAGCATAGGTAAAGCCATTATGATGACGGTCCGGCAGAGTAAAGCGCTGTGGCGTTAATTTATCGGACGCGGCGGTCGCTCAATCTCCGGCGTCGCGCCCAGTTAATAAATCAATACTTTCTCATGATGGATTGTTATTTGGTATCCGTTCAGCCAGCGCTTCAAGCGCTGCTTTCGCACTTTCATCGGTAGTCACACCTGCAATTGCCGTGATTGCCTCTTTTACGATATCCATCAATTGCATAATGCTCGCATGATGCACTGCTGCCAGAACCCCAGAGTCACCTGCCTGTACCGTTAGCACATCTTTGACGATCGTGCCGTCTATTAACTCCTGATCGCCGTTGTCGAGCGAGGCTTCCGGGTAGTCGTCATAAAGACCGTTTGCCAGCACACCGATGCCGAAGCGATTATCACCGTTTTTGGTGTTCATTCGCCAGGTGCCAGCCTTGATCTTGCGCATGGTGCTGAAAGGGTCTTTGATTTCCTCAAAGTCTTTCTTAACGCGCATATCCGACGATCCGTTTGTCCACGTCCCGTTTACCGCGTATGCATTGCCGTTGCTTCGGAATGACCAGTATTTAGAAACGCCCGTTCCGGAATCCTGGTTTGCTATAGTAGTTTGAGAGAAACTACCTGCATTTAATTCAGGGAAAAGTTTACTAGTAATTGCCGTACCGAATTGATCGACCATCGTGGCACGCATTACGGAATCGTCACTAACCAATGTACCTGTAGTGCTGTTAACCTTAACCGCTGAAGTGAATGGGCCCTGAATAACACCGCCTGTCAAACCGTCAATCGTGCCTAGTTTGATAACCTTCTGCGTAGTAGTCGATCCGGTAGAATCAGTCACAACAACTTGAGCACCGACAGTTTTCACGCCAGAAGCGTCACTGCTCACAACCACACGCAACCCGGCTTTGCCGTAGTCAGCAGTGCCAACCTTTAGAGTCGAGTTAACATCGCCGCCGTAAGTAGTCGTGGACACGCCAGGCGCTTCCGTCAGTGAATTGATAACGCTCCATGAAGACAAAACATTTCGTACAGAAGCTATAAAATCTTTCACTTGCTTCCAGCGCGGCGCGTCTTCATCACCAGCAGCATCAGCCGCCAATGGTGTAGCGCCAGTCGGGCGAACGTTAAGCCATGCAGCTTCACGATCGGCCAGGTCTTGCAGGTTGTTATCTTTAAGCAGGTAGTTAGCCGGGTTTGATTCCGCCGCCTGCCGTGCTGACTCTGCCGCTTCATCGGCTTTTGTGCTGGCGGTTGATGCTGATGATGCCGCGTTACTCTCTGACGTCGATGCGTTCTCTTCTGACGCAGCTGCGGCGATTGCTGCAGCCTCAGCATCATCTTTAGCCTGAATGATAACGAGTTTATCCTCGGCCACTTGTTGGGCATCTGCGCGGATTTGTTCGGCTATGGGGATAATCTGGTCAATCTGCATCTCTTTCATGACATCAATCAGCTTGAGCCAGGATGGGCCTGTGTAGCTCGAGCCGTCAGCCATTTTAATGGTTACCTCGCCGTTGACTTCCAGTAGCTGATACCAGTTATCAACCTCTAAAACGCGCTGGCGGATGATATACGCCGTATCTGCTGCAATCTGCGCGCTGATACGGTTCAGGGTGTCGCGTGGCATTGCCGTCCATGCGCCAGCGGTGACTGCCGGTCCGTTGTAGTTCCTGGCGAGAGTCAGCGCGGTGTCGCTCTCAATTGATTTCACTGGCAACGTATACGTCACCCCGCCCGTCGTGACAACGATGAAATCCCCGACTGCGAGTTCTGTCGTAAAAGACGTATCAATCCCCGCCACCGCATTAGAATTATTCGCCAGGGTTATAGTGCCTGCTGACATAGTGACTCCTGAATTTTTGACAATAAAAAACCCGCTGAAGCGGGTCTGTTATAGATCGTAGAGCTCTGTTTTTATTGCGTAGAATGTTGTAGATGTTGGCCTATCGTCCCACGGCGCTGTCGTCTCATCCATTGCAACCAATTCCCTGCTAACTGTGTTTCCTGATGCCATGAACGCATAACTGCCATACATCCAAATAGGTGGAGTACCAGGGAAGTAAGCCTCAACCTGAAACATGCAAAACATCGGAGTAACCGCGCATGTAGCGCCAACGTTAGTTGTGTATGAGGTTGCCTCCATGAAATAGGGTTGCATTTGAAGTGGCAAGCTGTCCGCACTCCAAGTCACCTCGCCAAGTTCATTCCTGAAAACGGTCCCAAAATTACTATCTATCCTTGGTATGTTTGAAAAATAATAAAACCTTATAGTCGCAGGTGTCTGAGGTGTAATCATGCTGAATTTAGTTCTTACGCCCCAAAATCCATTAGCCCGATAATATTCAAACGACGACCACAAGCTACCATCAAGCCTGCGCGCAAAAACAAGAAACGGGCGGCTGACTGGTATGTTCGTTAAGAAGCTATTCACGCCGTTATTATTTATATATCTATCCTCTCTGTACTGGAATGTAAGAGGGGTTACATCTGGACTCATCCAAAATTTACCGTCAGGTCGCCTAATTATCATTCCATAATTAGCCATTATGTAACCTCAGCGTAAACAATTACAGGTGAATATACAGAAGCCTTAGACCACGTAACAACATTGCCACTAACGCTAGCAGTTGTAATGTCTGTAAAGCTAGGGTTTGTCATTGTTCCAACCATGACTTTAAGAGTAAAACCAGTTGGAACGCTGTAAGAACGACTGCCATTATACGGTTCCATTATATAATCAAAGAAATACATAGGGTTTGTCTCAACAACAAGATTTCGCCCCCTGTACCATACAGTCTCGCCAAATTCGCCCATATATAAAACCTCCAGGAAAATTAGGCCCCTTTTTTATTACCACAAGCCCGTAAGTCGTCCAATTTGTACCCTAACCACTCCGTTCTCATCACGCACTGTGATTGTTTCGTTTGTGATTTTCATCCCCCCCTCACCTTCAACACCGCCGTTAATTTCAAATGTGCCATCGGCTTTCATTATGGTGCCTGTTTTACCCTCAACATAATTTGAAGACCGAAGTTCTCCAATTTTCGCCAGTGTTATTTGCCCATACTGGATAAACGCATCACTAATGAATACCTGTCCATTAATCACCGCAAATGGTGAATATTGCGCATCATCAGCACCACTCATCAGAACAAACTGGTTCGCATTAAATCCTATACGGGTGACAACCGGCTTACCGTTCTCTGCCAGTACCGCTATGCTCATACCGGCGCTGTAGTACACGCCATTAATCCTGATGCCCGCTTTAAGGGTATGAATAGCAGTGGCCCCATCAGCGTCAACGGTCGCCGTCAGTTTATCTTCCAGTGTGGCTGTCACATCGTCGATTTGGGACTGCACCTGGGTTTTAAGCTCTGACATTGCGGTATCGACTTTCGCAATTGTCGTTTTCACAATCAGAATGTCCGCTCGTACCGATCCATATTGCGCCCACTGGTGATCGATGGTGGCGTTGTTCGCCAGCGCATTTTGCAGAATGCCCTCAATGTTCTGGTCTATCGCACTGGTCAGCGCGTCACCGTCTTTTGAGGTCAGGAAGTCCCCGGTAATATCGCCCAGGTAATCATCGGCGTTATCGTTAGCCATCCCCCGGATCCAGCCTGTCCAGTCGCCCTGGTTACCAATACGGTCAACCAGGCGGGCCCTGTACCAGAATTCCTGCCCCGCTTTCAGTCCCAGCTGGGTGTATGTGTGCTGAGGGTATGGAACGCCGGCAAGCAGCAGCGGGTTGTCGCCATTGCTATTAACTGAATACTGCAGTTCAGTTTGAAGTGTATCTCCACTATCCGCAGGGAAAGACCAGTCAATCTGAATCCCCCAGTTGATAGCAGTGGTGCGTAGCCCTACTGGCTTCGGCACATCCCCGGTGCGACCGGTAAGGTTCGTCAGGGAGGACGTAGCCCACAGGCTGGACGCACCGCCGGAGTTGATTGCTCGTACACGCACCAGGTAGTCACCTGAAAAAATGCCTGCTACCTCAATATTGCGCAGCCCGGTTTCGGGGACGTTGATCCATTCATTATCGTCCCGCTTCCACTGCACCTGATATGCAACGATATCGGCCTGCGGCTTCCCGTTCTTATCCAGCGGAGCATCCCAGGCCGCAACCATGGTGGCAATACGCTGGCCCTGTCTAACCGAGTCGTAACTGCTAATCGCGATATTCGTGGGCTGGCTAACCAAGCCGGTCGGTATCAGGCTTATCGGCGGCGTGTCCAGGCGCGCATTGTTATCAACGGCATCATATTTCGACGCGTTGTACTCTGCGCCGGTAATGCTGAAGGTATTTTCCTCATCATTGAACGCCAGATTGGTCACGCGGAAATACTGCAGGCGTAGCTGCCCTGCATCGATAACAAACACGGCGTTAGGCTGCGGTTGGGCCGTGAACGGCGTGTCCACAATCAGTTGCGCCCCGTTGACCGCCTGAATAATTCGGCTCTCAACCATCCCACCCAACGTGCGGATCATCAGCGTATCTCCCGCTACCGCACTGGTTCCGCGGTCCGTCATTACCGACCTCAGCGCAGCGTCGTAGGCAACGACACGACCGCCGTACACTCTTCCCGACATGCGCTCATCGGCAAAAGCAAACACGGTACCCGGCACATAGATGTAGCCATCCAGCCCAGTCTGCAGCGTAATGATGCGATCGAGAGAGTTCGAATACACCGCCCAGCCACCGCGGCGCTGAGCCTCGCTCTCTCGCGAGCAGCCGATGGCCGTCAGTTGCGTCTGCTTGAACTTGAACTGCTTCACCAGTTCCGGAAACATAACCGCCGTCGTGCGGTCCTGATAGTGGTTGTCTGGGTCACTGAAGTTGACCAGCGCGCTGGAATAGCGGTTCTTCTCGCTGCCGCTGGAATAGCTAGGTTTGCCCACGACGGATGCGCGAGTCATGATTTGCAGCTTCGCCGTGTCTGCAGGCATATCGGAGACAACGTTGAACATGTTGTTGCCCCAGAACGTCATACCGTTGAACCCTGCGGCAATATCCTTGATCACCTGCCATGCATCGGCCTGCGCCTGAATGTACACGTCGAATATGAAACGGGGCTCTGTGCCGGTACCGCCTTTCCCGTCTGGCACCAGTTGGTCGCAGCGCTGGGCAATGCGGTAAAGTTCCCACTTATCCAGCATATCCACCGTTACCCTGCGCCCTAGGCCAAAACGCGGTTCAGTCAGTACATCGAACCAGATCCACGCCGGGTTGTTACTCCACGACCATTTGAATGTACCGTCCCAGGTGCCGAAATACGTACGCGCAACGGGATCGTAGTTTTGTGGGATGCGGATTACCCGACCTTTCGGCTTGCAGGATACCTTCGGGATATTGCTGAACGATTTAGCGTTAAACGACACGTACAGCAGCGCGGTATGCGGATAACGCAGACGGGCATCGATGACCTCGGTGATGGCCTGCACCTGGGTTTTGTTCTGTAGCATCTGGCTGGTGCTGTCGGCGGTGTCGCGAACTACGCGTATCTGCCAGCCGGTTGTGGCTTTGGGTAAGTTGATGCGGTGCGTCAGTTCATAGAGCGAGCTCAGCTTCTCCGTGATCGTTTTGGTCATCACGGTGCTGTATGCGCCACCATCCACTGCAAGGTCGATATGGTAGTGAACGGTCGTTCCGACAATATCGCCGTCGCTCTCCTGCTGCTGCAGGCCATTAATGCCGATACGCACAAGCACCGCATCAATCTGAGTGTTGCTAATAGCCCGGGTCCATGGGGTGGCCTTGGTTAGCGAAACGCCAATGGTTGTTTCATTTTCAACCGCAGGGAAGCCGGGGATCGGAGTCTGAACCTGAGTGCCTGGGCGAAAGTCCCAGGAGACACTTTCAAAATTCATTGAGCCGTCGGCATTGCCCAAAGGCGTACCATCCAGGAAGATGCGCGTTGCATCCAGTCCACCAGCAAATTCACCCTCGCCCAGCGCCAGCAGCATACGGCAGCGCGCCATAGATTGGGCTGAGTCAGGCTGCTCTACAGGCGTGTGTTGCTTCTGGCTACCGCCCTTCGCACCAGTAATCGTTGCCATATTACATCCATAAAAAAACACCCAATTGGGTGCCTATTGAAAGGTACGGAGTCGTCAGATATCTTCGGCGACTATCCCAGCACTTATGATTGCGCCGCCGATTTCTCTTTCTCCGTAAAGAATGGCAACCGGGTTCCCCATTGCAGTAGTATTGACCGCTCCGCCGAACGCATAGGAAGGTTTATTGTCTGCGTCCTGGCGCATCTGTAAACCACCGGGCTGTGGCGAAAGCATCTGATAGATACCACCAGCCATTGATGAGATCCCGGCAATAATTAAGCCGTTAGTAAAACCTGCACCAACAACACCCCAGCCAACAGGTCCCAAAGCCAATCCAGCAACAATCATCACAGCCCCAAGAATCGTCTGGAATATACCCGCTTTCTTCGCCCCTTCCATTACGGGGGCGATGCGGATATCACTGTCACCGGCCAGCTCTTTGAAATCCTCGACACCTACATTACGTTTCCCGCGGAACACCGCAAACGTCATACCGTTTTTTTTAGCGTTCATAAGATAGCTTTCAAGCCCATCCAGATTGATGCAAAGCGCCTTCACGGCCTCCGCTGAGGTCTGCACCGCCAGCTTATGCACACGTCCAAAACGTGTACCCAGTGCGCCGTAAAGGCGAATAGTGGTCAGACGCGCCATGGCTGAATCTCCTGTGGTAAATCTTTATGGCGAACGCAGATCATCGTCCGGTCTTTGAAGTAGCCGCGCGCATACGGCGTGACGCAGGATGGCTGGCCGTACAGGTGGTGAAGCAGTTCGCCTTCTTCGGTGATAACTCCCGCGTGATTCCACTTACCGGACTCGACCTGCATGATGACCATGCAGCCTGGCGCCGGGTCGCATTCGATAAACCCTTCCCGCACCCAGTTATCGAAATAGAGGTTGTCCGGGTACTGGCTTTCCCACCACGGGTAATCGACCCGGAAATCAGTCAGCGTTACACCCTGGGTGGCATGCCAGTCCATGACCAGCCCCCAGCAGTCGTGAGAGCCCAGAATGAACGGGCGGCCGATAAGCGGAGTGGCATCCGGCGTGATTTCGGCATACTCATCGCTATCAGGCGCGTAGATACCCCATACCACACCGGACTGGTTGCATTGCTGGCGATCGAGGTCTGATGGTATAGCCCTAGCGCCGTCGCCAGGATGAGAGTGAATGACTCGAATAATGGTTCCTGCATCCTCGGCATTCGCCCAATGCTCAGCATCAATGCGGAAATGCTCAGTCGGGTTATCGTGGCTGTTTGGCACCGGCATATAGCGCTGGCGTCGCCCTGACTGGATGACGAGACCGCAGCACTCGCGCGGCGATTCCTCCAGCGCGTGCGCCCGGATGGCATTCATAATCGTTTTGTTCATTTTGATGTCCGGTTATCGGGAAAATAGCACCGTTGCTGGAAATCCGCCAAAGTCGAGAGTCGCGGTATTGGGCTCTGCCAAGCCAGCACCAAAGCGCTTCCGGCAATCACTGAGGCAGCCACCGCATACATCCAGTGCCGGATCGGCAACCGGGTTGCCCTTGGCATCAAAGTAGGCCGTGCCGTTGTAGGTGCAGCCGTCTCCACTACGGTATTGGCCGCGCAACGCCCACTCACAGAGTGATGTGATCTGCCGGGTCGGAATAACCAGGTTCTGCAAGTCCGCCGGGCTACTGAGCGACCACGTAACCACCTCATCATCCTCTGAGGTTTTGGTATCCAGCCAGAAGGTCTGGAGGGTGAACATCGTCGAATCTGCTGTCGGGTTCGCACCGTCCGGGAAGTTCACCGCGTCCAGATAAACGGCATAGGTGTCGATGATGCTTACCTTCGCATTCACCATGTCCTTGAACTGTAGGCATAGTGCTGTGATATGCCCATCGAGGTTGGATACGCTCAGCTTAGGCTCTGCGGCCTGATCGGTCGACAGTGCCATGTCCGTAATCTGGAACGGCCAGAAGTCGAAATCCTTTCCGCCCCAGATAATGGGCTTAGGCCCCAGCTTGTCCTCATCGCCGGCGGCCGCATCAATCTCCGCTGGAGTGTGAGGGAATGGACTGTAGTGAAATCGGTGGATGCCGCCGCTAAACTCAGACGCATCAACCTCTACCAGGCGGACTCTGCCACCTGGCGCCAGCATTGCAGCTGTATCAATCAGTGCGGTCATGCTCCACCTCAGGCATAGACGCCATAAGCGCGCTTAATCGTGAATGTCAGCTCAGCAAATTTGCTGCTGAGTTGGTTTTTACGCACAGAGTCGGGAACGACGCGATAAAGTCCCTTCTCCTCGCCAGGCGGCGTGATGACGAATGCTTTAACGGTATGCGCCAACAGGAAGTCACGGACGGTATTCACTTCAGAGTCAGTGCCCACATGCTTCATCGGTACCTGAATAGCAGTCGAGTTAATGCCATTCTCAGCCACCTGCTCGTAGCCATCACCGAACTGCGCAGACCGTATTGTTTGGCTGTATTCGACTGCACCCGCTCCGAGCTGCGAGTGCCAGTTGTAAGTTTCAACTGCCATATTTGCTCCATAAAAAAACCCGCCGAAGCGGGTTATTAATTATTTATTATCAGGACTGCCATCTGGATCGGGGGGCGACTTACTTTCAATCTCTTGGAATTTTTTAAAGGTTTCAATATCAAAGAATGACACATTGTCGATTTCACGCTTTGGAAGTAGCGTTCTGAAATCATCCAGTGTCAGCCTGCTCATGGTGCCAACGATGCCAATACCTTGACTGATATAATGAACTTGATAGTTAGATGTGAACCTAACCTGCAAGGTATCTTTATCGCGATAACCACTCAGCAATGGAAGCAACTCCACAACCTCGTAGTCCCCATGCTCAAAGGCTGGGCAACTTACGATCCCTACGTATACTTTTTTGGATTTCAAAGATACAAGAACAGGAAATTGGCTCACTGACGCTTCCATCAGCATTGCTTCAAGAGCGTTGGTGCTGGTAATTTTCGCCAGCACCGAGATGTGTCGTTCGGGATTGGAAAGCCACCAGCGTTTCACCAGGCCAGCAAGCGTAGCTAAAGTGATCGACGTAAAGGCCCAAACGAACAACTTCAGATCCCTAAAGTTGATTGATGTATCGCCATTCGTCACTGGGAACATGCGGGCAATTTTCTGAGGGGTGATCCCAAAAAGATTGGATAGCCAACGAAAAAAACCAAGGAAGCTCATCAATGAACAAGCTAACCAAGCTGTGACTACGAAAACAATACCCCACACAGCGACAAAAAAATAAGCGTCCCAACCAGAGGAACGCTTAAATTTATATCTATCTGATAATGAGTTGGTTACGTAAATGTAACCGCACATCAGGATTACAGCTATCTGCAATGTATTCACGCAGTGGTTAGCCTTCTTTAGAGTCTTTGACCTCGGCAATACCACTTAAGTTATGAATTTGCGTCGCGATAGCATCTTGCACGGCAGCGCTTTCTAAGTTCAGCGATATATACCCATTTTTATCAATGGTATAACGCCCTTTATTTCGTGACAAGGCCCTGCGCAGACGTTCTGTCGGGTTTCCCATCGCCATCATTTCGATCGCAGGGGATAACAGTGTGGTCATAAATACCCCCTTAGTTGCCTGTTTATGAAAAGTTAACTTCGCTTACAAAGAGTGTATAGCCAGCTATACCTTTTTGGAACTATTTCTTAAACGAAGATCCCATCACGTTCGACGAACTTAGAAGCGACCAGTTTGCAAGTTAGCAGCATTTTCGCAGAAATTAACCTACAGGTAATAGTAAACTATTGCCACTTTCACAGCAGATAGGTTGGGCCTATGACTCGCTTCAAACGGTCAAAATCTTACTCGATAGCACTTTTTGCACAAAAATCACGATCTACTGACAATGCACACCTCAAAAGATTGCTGTAATATCTCGCCCCCTCTTAATGCGGCGCTTAAATTTTAACCATATCGCTTCATTCCTGCATTAACAAAAAGCCCACCTGAGTGGGCTACTAACGAGAAAAGTCATGAACAAAGTATGGCTGGCTGTCCTAGCGCTGATCATCATTGCTGGGCTGATTGATAGGTATCAAACGCACAAAGCAGCAGATGAAGTTACTACCATTCGTCAATCCTGTGTAACCAGTCCTGGCTGCCAGAAAATGTAGCCTACCTGAGTGGGCTACTTCTATCATTGCCGATAAAGAATTATTGAAGCTATGATCGCAGCAAATACCAAAACCACGGCTCCGGCGATGATCTTCACATTGACACCAACGAGCCTATCTCCCGCTTGTGTCTTTTCAGCAGTGCCGATGTCACTGGAAGGTGCAACTTCACTCCCGCAGTGCTTGCATTTCACTGCTTCAGCGCTTATCGATTCTGCGCAGTAAGGGCATTTAACCGAGGTTGCGGATGCCTTAAGCTTGTCGCCAACCAGAGTGATGATGAGTCCGGCAATCGCAACAAACCCGCCAAATATCATATAATTTTGACGTGATGACATAAGTCCAAGATTGTTTACTCTGTAGCCATCACCTACGGCTACTGTCACATCCATAAAAAGCGCTGAAACCGCGAAAATGATGCCAATCGCAATGGCTATATAGCCGATAATCTTCACGTTCATACCCTCAATTGTAATATTTCTTCAAATACTACTAGGAATCTGGCGACCGCAAAACCCACAAAGACTGGTTTAATTTGAAACCCAAGTGCGTTTAATGATTGGGGTTTAAACAGCTGCCCCATTAATCATCATTTGGGTTGGAAAGTCTTACCTAAGAAACCATCACTTCGAGCTGCCCTCACTAAGACCTCAGTCACCTTGGCCTCTATTTCCTTTCCTAACGCCCTTGCTGCATCGCTCCCATCACCAGAAGTTGTTGATGATGTGTTGCCCTTATTATCGACGTAAATGTCAATGTTGACCTGAGGTTGTGCCCCTCCACCGCCTTGGGCTCTGACACCTAGTCGTCCGGCTGAGTCGCGAGTTAGCGGCATAATTGCTTCAGCGCCAGCCTCTGCAAAAACACCGCCCTTTGCAAACTTCGATGCGCCCTGGAAAGTAAAATACTGTGGAGAGTCGTATACACCATTTACGTACCGGCTAAGACCTGACGATTCATACACACCACCTTTAGCATTGAAAGTCATTCCAGAAGCCGCGCTTGCGTACGCGCCTCCAGGAGTTGAACCACCACCAGTGCCGCCGCTTATCCACCCCATAGCAGCCTGAACCGCATAAGCAACCATGAGGCGGTTAGTTACTTCAAGGATCATCTTGAGCATCGACTTGCCGAACTCTTTAACCGATGCCTTGCCGGTTGTCATAAGTTCGGTAAGCATGTCGCTTAGACCTGTTAGCGTGGAACTGGCAACGTTTTTCACGGCATCGTAAGTATTAGTGGCGGCGTCCAGATACTCATTCCATCCGCTTACAGCACCAGCTTTCCAGTCGCCGCGCAGCTTATCCTCTTCGGCGTAGTAATTGCGAAGCGCTGCCAGCTCTTTTTCATAACCAGCATCTTCAAGCTTGCCGCCACCATTAAGCCAGCCTTGACGAAGTTGGGCTTCTTCCATCAGTCGCTGCGTTTGGCGACCACTTAGACCTGCGCTGTCACGCAAGGCGTCGGTCTTTTCCGCCATCTGTGTGACGTACTTGTTCGCCTGCTGTGCCAGCCCGTTAATCTTCTGCTGGGCCTCGACTTCCTTATTCTTCTGATCCACTACTTTCGCAGCGTTCGAAATGGCTTCACGGTTCGCTAAGATTGACTTTTCTTGAGTTGTAAGTGCACGAGTTTTAGCGGCCTCCTCCAATTCAGCAAAACGCGATTGTTGCTTACTAAGTTCGGTGTTTTTTGCCTGAGCATCACCGGTTTGGCGTAGTCTTTCAAGGGTATCAGTCAGTGTTCTTGCCTGGGCCTGGTAGTTCTCGACAGTGCGATCACCAGCATCAACCTTAACGGCGGGTGATTTGGGATTATCCTTTTTATCCCTCTGCTTTATTGCATCCGTGACCTCCCTCTGACGCAAGGCAATAAGCTGCTGAGCATTCGCAATAGCTTCCTTATCGCCTGAGAATGCAATTTTCCTGGACTGCTCCCTCGCCTTCCTGAGGCGTTCTTCTGCATTGGCTACGCTGTCTGCGGCAAGGTATTCTTTGTTAATCCAGTCAACCGAATCTTTTACCGCAAGGTTTCCCTCTATCGTTGCCTTGTTTAGACCTTCCCTGAGCGCTTTAGCTCGCTCAATGGTGGCGATAATAGGGTCAGTCGCCCCGCCGAGGGCGACGCTTTGCTTTCCTTGATCTGCACCGGTGTAATAATTTTTGACTGCCTCAGCCGCGGAACTCCATGCGTCTGGGATCCCGAGAACCTGCCGACGATGCGCCTCTATAGACTCGTTAATGCTGGTGAAATCAGAAGAGCCTTTGTACTCAGCTATCTTTGTTTTCGCATCTTGGTAGCTGATCCCCACAGAAAGCATCTTCTGTACAGCTTCATCTGCGCCATCCTTTGTTGAGATGAACAACGACGTAACATTCTTGATTGAATCCCCGGATGCATCGGCGATCGCCCTGATATTTAACGCCAGTTTACTCGCATGCTCCCCGCTCATCCCCAGGGTGTCTTTGACCGCGAGGTTAGCCTCATCTATCTCCTGGCGGGCCTTGTACACAGCAACGGCTAATCCGCTAAATGCCAGTGTCGCTAATCCGAGCGTGGCAGTTGTCGGGTTGAGATAGGTCAGTAAAATTTTTAGGGTGTTTCCAACTCCACCGAATGAGTCTTTAATCTGCCCACCCTGCTGGAGCAGGATAAGGAAAGGAGACTGACCACCAGCCAGCTGCGTCGCTATATCCGTTAGCTGTGCCGGTAGCATACGCATAGCGTTACGGTATTGCCCTGCGCTGGTTGCACCGCTTTGCCAGGCCTTTTCCTGTTCTTTGAGTTTCGCCAGCATTGGCGCGGCTTGTTGAGATACCCCCAATTGCGCCGCTTTCAGTTCCAGCATTTCGGTGCGGGTTTTACCGATTGCCGAGGCTTGTTCTTCCAGTGAAGCGATAAAACTTTTACCAGCGGCAGCGGCACGTTGCGTAGCCTGAGCCTGTTCAATTCGTGCCCTGCCCTCTGCGGTCTCGGACTCCATGACCTGCGCCAGTTTTGAGCGAGTCGTCTCCAGCACGCTGTTGTAGCGAGTGTAATCCTCATCGCCCACCAGCCCTTTACCCCGAAATTTCGCAAGGTTTGCCTGGATGGTATCCAGTTCATCCAAAGCTTTGTTGACCGGGCTGATCTTATTGAGCAGGTTTTGTAGTTCCTGCCGTTGTTGCTTCAGACTTTCGGTATTCTGCTTTTGAGTACTGGCGCCAGCCTTAAAGCTGCTGTTCAGATCATCTGCTTTACCTGCGGCCGCCGCTGCGGTGTCCTGAAACTTATCCAGCGCCTGATTTCCACGCTCCAGATCACCGGTATTAACGCGAAGAGAAATAGTGGCGATATCGTTACTCATTGCGGCCTCTCTTTATGCATAACCTTGAGTGCTTCGCTTTCCATGATTTGAAGGTCAGCCATACAGGCCGCCGCATCCTCTACCCCATGTATCTGGAACATCCAGGGGAGGACGTTGTAATCAAGGCCTGATGCCCCGCAAGCCCCAACGCGCCATTGGGTAGCTAACGCGGAGAAGATAGTGAAAGCCCGCCAGACTGACGGTAATACTCCCACCTCTTGTTCCACGTCTTCAGGCGTCAAACCAAAAGCGCTCAGTTCCGCTAATGTCGGTCCCGGCGTGTACAACGCTGCGGCGACCTGCCTCAGTTTTTTTCGCGAAAGCCCATCAACTCTTTCGTATAGGCCATGCCAATACTATCGAAAGCGCGTGGGTAATTTTTGAGGAGAACAATCACGTTTTCACGCGTGAACTCGTCAGGCAGCGCCCAACCTTCCACGATTTCCATCAGATAATGAGCCTGAGGCTCGACAATGTTCTTTTTACCGTCTGCTTTTTTATGCAATTCGGCATCCATCTCGCTCAATTCTTCGAGTGTTTTATGGCGAAAAGTGAACGACAGCTGACCATCTTCAGCACCGGCACGTGGGATACTGGCAGTAGCGGAAAAAGTTGGGTTTGGGATCAGAGAAAATTTAGTCATTTCGGTTCCTTAGAAAAAAAGAAACCCGCTGGAGCGGGTCTTAGTTAATGCCAGGCAGATACATCTGAACTTCGTCAGCGACGCGTTCCCGTGCTGTATGCAATAGTTGTTTGCGACCACCACTCCCCCACCGGGCCATTTGGCTGGCGCACTGGCTGATCTGTTTGGTTTCGGTATTGATGATGTGGTCGATTTTGTTCAGGCGGGACATGGCACTGATGCCGTTTCGGATCACCATCTGAAAGGTTTGGTACACTTTTATTTCGAATTCAACACTAAGCCATGCGGCATAGCGAATCGCCACCAGTTCTAACCCCCATATACCAGGCTGAGCACCACCTTTGATAATCTTGACCGAAGCTATTCTTGTAGCTTTGGTCAGTTCTTGCGCAAATTTTTTAATTTGCCCACTTTTGATGAAGTTACTTGGCCTCTGTGATTCCGTGGCTTTGCCTTCAGCCACTGCGGCAGCGTGAAGATCATTGAGGTTGTAGCGCCCTTCGTCATCAACACGAACGGAAACGCCATTAACTGACACGGTTGGATAAGTCATGATGTGTACCTTTTAAAAAGCGAACCTGTTCACACAGAAAAGCCGCCCCAAGAGGCCCACCGGCACTAACGGCAGTTCTCAGGATCGCTTTCTGAAAGGTTCTTGGTTAAGAGAGCGCGTGTGAAGGCGCAGTTTGATAAGGCGGGGATTACGAATACAGACAATTCGCCAGCGGTACTCTTCAACAAAAGAGCCCGGCGAACCGGGCTATTTGATTAACTGACAGTGACGGCGCATGCCCCAGAGGTGATGGTCTTGCCCGCAGCGTCTGTGACTTCGCAGGTATAAGATCCAGCATCACCGGATGCAACGGAAGGAATGTTAAACGCCGAAGACGTTTTCCCAGAAAGTACTGTGGTCCCCTTCTTCCATACATAGGTGTATGGCGCGGAACCACCCTGCATGACTACCGCAAGATCCAGCGCATCGCCCGTCGCGACATCCATTGACGCAGGTAAGTCGGACAGGAAAGCCAGCGGCGAAGCGGAAGAATCAGCAATCGGGTAAATCTGCATATCCGACTCAAAGTTCATTCGCGCTTCATTACTTTCCACGGCGTTGATTTCGGTCTTTGGAACCTTCTGGAATGACACCTTGGCAGAGTAGAAACGATCGGCCTTGCCACGCGGGTTATGGAACCAGATGGCGGTGGTATCGCTCGACTCGTCCAGTTCAATCAGTCGCGCGTAGATAGCCAGTAGCGGATCATGCGCAAACGAATAAACCTGCACAACGGCGTTTTTAAACGTCGGAATGGTACGAGCCTTATCATCCTCCAGAAACTGCACACTGATCGTTTGCTGGTCACCGCCCTCAGTAGATAGTGTCATCACCTGTGGCATAGTGATCCATGAGTCGATTTTACGTAGCGTGCCAGCACCGGTCCCCGCCGTGAATTTATTCGTGTCTGAGGTATTAAACCCTTCCAGGACAACTTTAGTGCCGCTCACTGATTTAACCCGCAACACCATGTTATCGAGCCTCAGCCAGCCTGAGTTAACCTGAATAACATCCCCGGCGGCAATACCATCTGCCGACGCAACAGTCAGTTCGCACTCGGCCGCATTGGATGCCGCTGTGAATATAATCGGCGCAAGATAGGCCTTGGCCACGTTTACACGCGACCCATTGGGAATTGCAAATGCCATTGCATTCTCCTGAATTTAGGTAATAAAAAACCCGTCAGGCGACGGGTCATATCGGTGACATAAAAGCGGTTAGCTGACGATATCAGCCTGATAGTTCAGGCTGACGGGGATGGAGTAGGAAACAGCGGTCGGGATACCGCGAAAGATTACGGGCGTGCTGGTGATCCAGCAGGTAAAGCCATCGCCCTGCAGTTCCTGCCCTTCTGGAAATAGCGCTGCAACCTGACGCGCCAGCGCTACAGCGTCCGATCGCCCGGTTCCGGCAGGGGTCACAACATTAACCTGGTACACCCCAGAATAAGTCCGGCAATTCAGGCCAAGATCCAGAGTCCTGGGCGTTGCGGGCATATCGTGAACCACCAGATAAATTCCGGTAGCCGGCGGCGTGAATTCGATATTTTCCCACGCGACGGTTATGTTCGCTGCATCTGCCCAATTTCCCAGCCTGGCGGCCATTGCCGACGCAATATCAGGAATCACTTAGTCACCTCCCTGACAGCTTCCTCAAAGAAGCGTTGAAACTCAGCTGCAGTTATGCGGACCATGCCGCCCGGCGCCTGTGTGGAATGCCCCATTTCAAGCGGGTAGGCATAGGGCACGTTGTTGCAGAAATAAATGGCCTTCATCCCGACTTTAAAGAGCGACAGCGTGTAGTTCCCGGCAGCTTTTGTCAGGTCGCCGGTCTTATCAACCCGGCCTGTCTCGTCAGTCGTTGGCGCATCAAAGGACACCTGCCAGTTACCGCGAAAGCGTCCGCCCGTGTACCCCGGCGGTGCTTTGATATCCATCCCATCCACCACCCGGGCTTTTTTCTTCAGTCGCCCGGTTTTGGTAAGGTTGTCGGGATTGGCGCGCTGCGCCTCGTTGTGGTCGTAAACAGCGCGATTATAGGAAACGGCTGTCTGGTTAACTTCCCACAACTCCGGGTTGCCCACTGGGGACATCACCACCAGCTGGTTAAGAATTTTGATTCCGACGGCGCGCACCACTACCTCCTGATTCGTTTTCGCCTTATTAACGAAAGCCGTGATTTCAGCCAGGAAAGCCGCGTTCTCGCCCATGCTAAGCTCTCAGTTGCGCTTTGTAGCAGAGCACCAGCACAGCAGGTTTTGCCGGGTTGGGTTTGACAATACGGTAGGCTGTGCCGTCAATATCGACCACATCGCCGATTTTAATTTCCTGCTCTGCCGTAAAAACGATCTGCACGTCGCCATTAACGATGACCGTTCCATCAATTTCGCCAGGCGCGTATTCGGTCTTCACGCCCACGGCCGTAAAACGGACCGCTTCAGTTTTATGCTCAACGCCGCCGATAACCGTTACCGAGCCTTTACGGGTGACGTTGTACGTCATGCCATTCTGCCTGAGCATGTGGGTTGTTGTGGCCTGCATACGTTGGTAATCAAACGCCATATCAGGCCCTCTCTACAAATGCATTGATGGAGTAACCACGACCACCAGCGAGGTCGCCCAGCAGCGCCATGACAGTAGGATAAGACGGCGTGAATACTTCACCATCTGCGACCGCATAGGTCATGGTGACAGCACCTTCCACGCGTTCAGTTTTCACAGCAGCCTCGCGCACGCTGGAGAGTAAATCGCCGTCGATTGCCTCTACTGCCAGCATGCACTGCGCGGTTATTACCTGGCGCGGAACTTCATCCGGCGGGAAATCATGTTCATCCAGAACGACATTCACGCGTGGCCATGCCAGAGTCTGTCTCGGATCAGCTTTTGAGCCAACCCAGTCCAGCCCTTCCAGGTAGTCCATCGCTTTAATCAGCAGAGGTATAAGGCTGTCCGGCAACTCTATGCCACGTAGCGCGCCGAAAGCTATTAATTCGGCTTCAGTGGCATAGCTGTTGGCATCCTGGGAAGTGATATCGGTATTGATCATCGAATCATCCAGTTTATGGGGCTTTTGCCCCATGCGTTATTCACCGGAAGGCGCAGTGAAGGTGATCTCTTCAGTGGTTTTCGCCACACCGTCAACCGTGCCGGTTACCGTGAAGGTGCCAGCCGCGTCTGACGTGAGTTTCACCGTTGCACCACCAGCAGAGCCTGTCTGTGAGCTGGCAACGCTCAGCGAGCCGCCCGTGGATGTCCACGCGACAGTTTTGCCGGAAACGCCGGAGCCATTCAGGGTGTATTTGAGAGAAACGGTGACCGCATCGGTGCTGTCAGCAGTTGCGGAGGTTTTATCCGCTGACAGCGTTACTCCCCCGCTGCGGCCGCCAGCTTGATCAGCACGCCAGCCGTAGATTTGTTGCTGGTGAAGTGTTTCTTCCAGTTCGCACCAGTGCCGATTTTTGTCAAGTCAGGGTTGACGCCCTTCGTTTCATCCCAGCTATAACCCAGCAACTCAACGTTGACAGTGCCTTCTGCACGATAGCCGATTGCAAGGTTCTCCTGGTCGTTGATGTCGTAGGAACGAAAGCCCGGAGCCTGTGATTCAGTTACGGACACTGCACCGGCCACCAGCCCCAGAATCGCATCAACTGGCATAGTGTCGGTCACCAGAACCGGTTTACCCAGCGTACCAGGCTGACCGCCGTACACCACCACGCCCGCTTCTTCGTAGATTTTGTTGTCGATGGCCTGATCAACAATGTCAAAGTAGGTGGTGGAGTGCATGACGAACAGGGAGACGCGGTTGAACTTATCGCCATAAGTACGCAGCCCGCGAGTCAGCGTTTTTTTGCCGTCAGTGGCAATGTCGGCGGTAACGGTCATGTCGGCGTTCGCACCAATGGCAGCAATCAGCCCCTGAAGAGCATATTTGATGTAGCCTTCCAGCGTGGCATCAGCAACATCGACGCCGACCACTTCAGAGAATTCATCGACAGAACGCCCACGGCGTTTAAACGCCTCTTCAGTGGTTTCATACGGGCCGTATTTCCACGGTGCTTTGATGCTGACAGACTCACCGGCACCGATTTTTTTACCCGTTACCGGGTCAGTGGAATTAACGTCGCGAGATTCGATAGAGCCGCCAACTTTATAGAAAGCACGTTTGCGGAGATCACCTTCAATCAGTTCGTTATCGAGAATGATTGCGCCATTAGAGGCGGCGTTGAATACCTCCAGATTATCCTGGCGGCGCTCAAGAAATGCAGTTTGCGCGAGGTCATCATAGATAATCAGGTCGGTGTTTACAGTTGTAGGCATGGATTAATCCTTACTTAGGCAATTTGAGATAGGCCTGCTGGCCGTGCTTGCGGATGTACTCCGCTTTATTGCTGGCGCTCATTTCGGAACGTTTCAGGCTACCTCCGCCGTTCCCCGGTTTGTGTCCACCAGCGCCAGTACCTTCAGCACGAGGGAACAGGTGCGGAGCCGTCTCCTTGAGGGACTCCGCCCATTCGAGGGGGCTTAGTGGGGTTTTGCCATCTTTGCCGAACAGAACATCGCCATTTGCATCAACTGCTACGGCCTCGCCTTCGTCGTTGAGCTGGAATGTGCCTTTGGCACGCAGGATCAGATCGTCGGACGCCTCTGCCAGCGCGCCAGCTTTAAGGGCTGCGGCGCGGATAGCATCGCCCAGGACGCGATCCCGAAATTTGTTGGAGAACGCTTCGGCTTTATCCGCGCGCTCGTTAGCCACTTTGATTTGCTTATCGACGTCCGCGCGCAGCCGTTCAGTGCGCTTATCCAGCACCTCATCAATTTTCCCAGCGGCAATCAGCTTTGCCTCTTCATCGTCGGAAAAACGTTGCAGGATGCCGCGCACGGCCTCAGGGTCGATACCTTCGAAGCGAGAAAGGTTTTCTTTTTGCTGCTTGATGGTGCCCAGCAGTTCGCTATTTTTCGTTTTCAGTCCCGTGACTTCGCTGGTCACCCGCTCATCAATCAGCTTCTGAATTTCAGGAGTGATCTCAATACCACCACCGCCACCACCTTCGCCTCCATTTTCAGGTGCGTAATATTTCAGAAGCATGTTTCGAATTAACATAATTTCCCCTCGGGATTTTGCCGGGCCTCGCCCATAAAAAAGCCCCGGCGAATGCCAGGGCGTAGAGTAAGATGTGATTGTTAGTTGTCTGTGCCTGAGAGCTGCTTCAGACATTCCAGGCTGATCCATTCGCCTTTGTCAGTGAACATATCAGCTAGGTCGATTTCACCCGCGCGGAACATCAGACCTCGTTCTGCACCAAGTACATCATCCTGACGCTGAGGAGACTGGCGCCTCAGCCATTCCAGATACGAAGTTTTCCCCAGTACCTGTCCATCCATGCTGGCACGAGTTCCCTCGTCCATCTCGTCGATATCGATGCCGAGTTCGCGCCAGGATTTCAGGATCAGCGTTTCGGTTGAGCGACAGCAGAAATGAATTTTCCCTGGCCCCTGCAGGTAAGGCACCTTATGCCCTATCGGTTTGTTATCCAGGGTGTAGCGCAGCAGGTCACGAATAATGCAGTTGTGACTGGTTTTGTTATCCAGCGTAGACAGCCACTGTTTCCCCTTCACGATATCGCTGTTGGCATAGGTGATACTGTTCCGCGCGGTTGCAGCCAGATGATTCACGGCCGTCTTTGCAATGCTCGCCGCGTTGGCTCTGCTCATTTGCAGCGCACCGTCACGATAGCCTTTGTTGGCGTGCCCTCGAACATTACGCGCTATGGCCTCCACTGTGTCACCAGCCATATATCCGCGGCGTATCGCGTTCGTGATGCGCGCCAGCCTGTCCGACTCCAGGTTACTCGCCCACTCACTCAGTAAACGCCCCTGAAAGGGCTGAGACATCGCGGCGGCGTACAACATATCGGCGGTAATTCCCTGCATCGGATATCGGGAAAGAACCTGTGATGGAAGAAGGGAGTCGAACAGGCTCATCTGATAACTGACCTCGTTCTTTGCCAGCGCCAGCAGCTCATCCTGTAAACCAGTGAGCATCGATGCAATGGCCTGCTGGTTAAGCTCACGTACACTGCCCAGCAGACTTTCAAGGCGTGTAACAGTGAAACTATCAGGCGGTAGCTTATCCAGCGCATCCAGCAGGCGGGACGAAAGGTCAGCATCGGTTTCGTTCAGCAGCTTAACCATCCGGTTAGCCACGCCCGTCGCATAACGGCTAATCCAGACTGAATGAGCAATGGCCTCATCCCTCAGGCTTTCGTTTACGGTTGCCATATCAGCCTCCCGTCATCGTTGGCGCTTGATTGCGAATTGCATCAATCACTTCATCCGGGCTGTCCGCCGGGTCTATAAGGTCAAGCTTCTGCAGCGCACGAATCATATCGCTATCGCGCAGCGCACCGGACTGCCAGGCGTTGACGATTGCCGTCACCATGCCCGACTCAGCAACCTTCGCTATGAATTCCTGATTGATGGTGTAACTCGTCGTTTCGCCCTTGATGCCGAGATATTTCGCACACCATCCCAGCGCCAACGTATATGCCTCAGAAACGTTTGAAACGCAGATACCGAGCACGGATGTTGATGATGTTTGCTCACCGCTTGCCTGGGTGGCAGTCTTCGCCGTGGCGTTCTGCTCAATCAGGCGGGCGCCAAGCTGCACCATGTAATCGCGCTTGCTGTCCATGGCCTCTTTAGCCAGCATGTTGGGCTGCGCCTGGGCATAGCCAAACGAGCCCTCCTTGGGAAGCAAAAGCGGTGTTCGGGAACCAATTTTCACGCCCTTCTTCTCGAGATGATCACGCCAGCCGGTATCGAGCCCAGTCATGTACGGCTGCACCTGGCCACAGAACCACACGCTGTCTTCATAGTCAGCACTGTTACGGTAATGACCGTGGTTTATTTCCACCAGCGCAGCCAGCGGAGAGTCATCAATAGTGGGATCGTTGTTCTGGGCGCCGACAAAGGTGAACGGGATTTCATCCCAGAAGTCATTTCCTTTCGGCTTAGGGTGGTACTCACTATCAACGGTGTAGGTTCCGCTTGCGATGCCACCAGCCCTGCGCCATACACGGCATATGAACCGCCCTTCTTCCAGTGCAAGCTCGCGATACTGGATTTCATCTTTAAAGGCGTAACCATCCGGCTCTTCGACGCATTCTCTCAGAACCACCAGCACCAGTTGATCGCGTCCGTTAATACGCTTTGTGCGCCAGTTGATGATGTTTTCTGCCGGATAGCGGAGAATGATTGCTTCATCTGATGCTGCGGCGTAGTCAACATAAAGCCCCTCTCGCGCAACCTCCAGCACGTTTTCGGCAACCAACTGAGACTGTTGATAGATACTGGTACCGGCCCCGTCAGCATTGTCCAGCAGGTATTTCAGCTTATCCGGACCGTTAAAGGTGGGATCCTTTCGATACGCCATGCCAAGCATGCCGATCTTTGTATTACCAGCGATGGCGTAGAACACCGCGCGGCTCAGATAGTCTTCGTTGCGTTTTCGGTTACGCGTTGATTTATCGGTTGGGTCGAGATACGGCAGATACTTATTACCCGCCGCTTTTACGGCCTCAGCCCCTTTGCAGAAGTCCCGGCATTTCCGCCAGGCAGCAGAGGCTGCCCGGTGTTCAGGTCGAACCCAGGTGATGTCGTCATTTGCCATATCAGAATGTGGTATCCATGGTGATTGAGTATGCAGGTTTAGGGGGATTGTGCAGCACGGCGTAACGAGTACCATCCCAGTCGTGGTCTTCCTGCTGGGTATCGACGTCATCAGGGTTCTTACTGTCGCGAACGAGAACCGGCACTCGGCTTATCCACCCCCGGCAGTAGTCGAACACGTAGAATGCTGGCTTCTCAGGGATACCCGATTCCAGCTTTTTACCTTCAATGACAGCCTCGAGCATGTCAGCAAACAGGGCCGCGCCGTTCACGCGCGATCCCGGCTTCTTGTTGGATGGAACCCACTTAACTCCCTGGGATTCCATCTTCTGGGCAATGGAAAGTTCGTCATCGCCGGTGTTATAGATAGCACCGTCAGCAGGACCTGGAACAACCTTCTTGCAGATTCCGGGCATGATATTCAGTTGCCCCTGCGTTACCCCGTTGAGTTTTATCTCTTCAGGTTCAGACAGTTCTTCGCCCACCAGCCGCTTATCCACCCAGGCCACACCCTTAGCAACGTTGGTGGATGACATGTTCAGGCCTTTGTTGAGCTCATCAGGTGGGCAGCCATACCACTCACCAATCAGGATCAACGACCCAGCAGGCGGGCAGAACTGACGACCATCAGAGAGTTCTGCGGCGGTTCCGTCGGCACGCGCCCACCAGAGGTTGGAGAATGGCTTCGACTCCCCCCAGTCATGGGAGCGGTCAACAGTCCAACTATCCGGGATACGGAACGGCTTAATGACATGCAGCGATGCATTCCACAAGTGGTCAAAGCGCCCGCCGCTGGTGACATCCCAGGAGCCCTCTACCCATGCTTTGCGCCGGTTTGGGTCTTTGATGGCCATCAGCGTTGCGATGTACTGTGGATCGAGATACGGGTTCTCTTTGAACGAGCCGTGAATCGCCACGCGCGTCAGCGTCACATCCTCTTCGCGTTCGGTCTGCGGGTTAAACACCTGCTGCGTTTCGCGGATAATGGTGCCGCGCGGCGCAGGTTCGATGAAGCGTTTCTTCACCCAGGTATGACCAATGCCGAACGGATTCGTCGTGCTGAACGTCTCAAGGGGGATCGGTTTAAGCAGCGAGCCATCATCCAGAGGATAGTTTTCCGGCCGGAACGATGAGCGCCTGCAGGAGAACATCATCTCGTAGAACTCGGGTGACTGCTGCTTGGTCAGTTCGTTAAATCCAATGAACGGGAATTCCTGACCGTGATAGTCCCAGTAGTCACCCTCTTCTTTACCGAATCGGAACAACAGCTCTTCGCCAGTTGGCCATACCCAACGCAGCTCAGATGCTGATGCCAGATAGCGTGCGCCGTCGTTAAACAGGCGATACATACGCTTCGACTGGGTGATGATGTCGGTGAGGTTCTTATACTCGGTATCGAAGATGACGCCACGCCAGAACGAGCCATAGCCTAGGCCAACCAGGCGACGGAAGCGAGCCAGCTGCGCGGCAGTTTTACCCGGTCCGCGCGTTCCCTCGTAGAGAATTTCGTTGCACGGACAGCTCAGGGAAAGTGATTGTGAACCGGGCAGCGGTTTCCAGACGGCTTTGTAATTCATCCACCAAGAACCTCGCTCTGCTGCTTCTGCGCTGCTGCTTCCCAGTCGTCTACGTTATCGCAGGATGGGACCGGCATAATGCTGTGCGTTGCTGTGACCTTCTGTTCAACCTGCTCTTTGAACGCCTGCACACGAACGTGCTTGCCGAGCAGTTCGAGGTTTTTAACCTTATCCGGCCATTTAACCTTTTTGAGGATGGTTTCGGCCGTCTCCTCGTCGAAGTTTTGAATGGTCGTACTGATATCCAGACCGGTTAGAGAAATTCGCCAAGCCTTTGGCCATGAGGTGATCGGCTTAAGGCTTCCGTCATCGTTAAGGATGTCCAGAACATCCATCTGGTCTATCTCAACTAAGCGCCTGAGCACATAATCAGCATCAATACCCACAACTTCATTGCGCTTCGTTTTGAGTTCGGCGATTCTGTTTTGGATGTCAACTTTTGACAACAATTTAGCGGCGATACGGTTTGCAGTTTTAACGCTATACCCCGCCCGAATAGCCGCCTGCGTGGCGTTTAAATCGATGAGGTACTCGCGACAGAACGTATCCTGTTTTGCGTTGAGTGCCATTTAATTTCCTTTGGGGGGCATGATGGGCAATGTGAAGATTTACGCTGGATTGGTTAATGGCGACCTTATGCCAATCATTGAAGATAAGACGTCGAAAGAGATTGTCACGGCTTTCACTGGCGATGATACCGGCGCACCACCATCTGGTATCACAATTGAGGTGATTACCGAAAGTGGATCAAAAGTCAAAATTTACATCCCTAATAGTTCAGCTCAGGCAAGCGTATCAGTGGACGGAAAACGAGTTTAAGCGGCAACGGTGAACCGTTGCTGAAGCTTACCCCAGTCCGGTCTTTCCATGGTCATATTCCTAAGGTTTCGGCCATTAAAAAAGCCACTCAGGAGAGTGGCCTTTGTGATGACAATCAAAAATATAAGTTTACCTCGTTGCATCCAATGAGACTTTGCTAGGAAATTTTGTTGGCAATGCAAAAAGAACGTATTGTTTCAAATCGAATTGCTGCCCTTTGAGATTCCACAAATAGAAACTCATCGGCTAGTTTTCCTTTGAAACGGGTCTCAATGTAATTCCCGACCTCTTCTGCATCAATATATATGCCTTTATTGGCTAGCAACACTGCATACACCGCCTTGAAGAATCGCTGATCATCTGCAGGATGTCCCGTGAACCATGTGTCAACATTCAGCCATCTGTCCAAGCCATCCAGTTTATGAGTCATACCCACTTTTCTCCCGACGAAAAATCACAATATGATTTAAGTTAAACTTAGCGATCAAGCTACATTAATACAATCTGTGATAGTTATCGTATGGCAATTTGGCCGTTGTTCGAGATTCTTACTGACTCGTAAATCCTCTCACACGTCATTCCTGCCCTGTAGCTTTCGTCAGCTCGTCCAGCATAATATCGAGCTTCTTCTGCAAGACTTCCGAGCATGTCGGCGAGCATTGCGGCGTCGGCTC